CTCAGTACTTGTTGGTTCCTATTTTTACAATGACTCCAACTTCGGCATTGTCCTTCCTTGTATCCAATACGGACGCAATGAGACGAAAGATTTAACTTTACGTAAATTACGGATGGATGTTGGATGAGCGACTGCTTTTGTCATACTGGTATCACTTAAGAGAGATTGTAATTCTGTCATAATTTGACCGAATTCATGGATGTAGTCACAATTACATTGTGAGTCAACATCTAAGATCTCATAAAGAAGAACATTAAGTTCTCTTGTTTTAATGATACCATAGGCATTAATCAGTAACTTATCAAACCTATCTTTAATCTCCGCTAGACGTTCATGATCTCGTTTTATTGACACAAAGGTTGACTGTGAAAACAGATCAATCAATGGTGTATTGAACAAGTAAGAAGGCCTAGTGCTTCCTATTTGAGCTTGTACTTTCACATACACTCTTTGGAACTCTATATAAAATACATCATATAGAGATTCTAAGAATCGTGTGGTTTCCAGAGCTTTCAAGACTCTACCATTAATAACACCAAATAAATCGCCTTTTACAAGGGCCATTAATTGGGAAATATTAAATGCTCCTTTTAACGATCCGGAAGGATTAGTTAAAAAGAGTAATAGAGCAGGACCTAGCAGAGGGGGTAACACCCCTTTTGTTAGGTATCTTCTAATAGCCCTCCAATCATGGGGCGAGTAAATTGCTCGCACCAGAGATAGAGGATTCTTAGGAGAAACAAATCCTTTCCAAACTAAACGGTTTACAAATTCTACTCGTGCCGAAAGTGTAGTGATACCTTTCGCACGGAAGAATCGATGGTCTTTCGAATCTATAGACATTACTTCTCTAAGAGAAATAGGTGACACAAAGTCCTGTCCAATCACATCTTGCGATGCGAATTGGAACAGTCCTTCTTCAGAAACAAAAGATTTCGGTAGCCCGATAGTTATTCCAAGATCATTACAGACACCTTGGTAGGAGGTAGCAACCTCTTTATTAGCGATAACGATATCGTCTCCAAGAACAAGATAGTCCCTGAAGTGATCAACGCCGGCTCTGTTAGCTGCCATAAACACTAAAAAGTGATGTATTAATGCTAAAGAACCCCAAGAAGATAAGGCCCCCATAGGTTGCCCACGAGTATATCTAGTGTAGAACCGCACATGTGTAGGCTGAGGTTGATCTTTAAAAAGAACAATCTCACTACTCACTGGGTCTGGTTTGAACGTATTTTTATAGGGAAGTTCCAATTCAAATGTCCTATCAACCAATAACTCCATCCATCGGTTCGTTAAAGAACCTTCAGGATCGTCATTGAAAAACCATCTCATTACTATTATATAAATTTCTTGAGGGATTAGATCCGTGGCCGATTTAAGATCGAAGGAAGCGATATAAGAATAGCCTCTTGAGGCAAAATCTTTAACTCGTCCTTGTTGATCGAAAGTCGCGTCCGTGGGTAATCGTCTCAATATTTTAAAAATAGAATCATGAATAGGTTTTAATAGCCATTGAGTGAAATAATCCACTATAGCAAATACTCGAACTTTACCAGCAGCCTCATGTTTTAAAGATAATTTACCCATTCGTAACCGTCGTGTTGTACTCAATGGATCAAATCCAAGAGCACGAACGATAGTTCGAGGGAATTTAACTTTCATTACATTCGGATCATGTGGTGGTCGCGGAGGGATAGTACGCCCTAATGATGCAGCTTTTTTAGCAATAAGTTGGTCATTAAGTGTCATATTTCTCGCAACTACATTTCGAAAATACGTTGGGTCTGAGAGAGCTTTATGAATGAATTGCATATGATGATAGATTCGATCAAACCCGGTAACCCCTTGTAATGATGGACTCTTACCTGTAAAGGTAGGGTGAGATTTTATCCAACGTATCACAGGAGATTTCTCTCCTAATGAAATGTGAAGATAAGCATCTTGTAATGCCCCTATAAAACTTATAGAAGCATTAGGCCCTGCCGTCAGCGTAAAAGGTACATCCAAGTGGTCAGGGATAACATTTAAATGTTTCCCTTTACCGATGGCTCGAAAGAAATCTCCAGCTAAACGCTGCATCTCTATGTTCAAATTCCAAACAGCTTGCTGTTCTGGAATAGGTATTCGTTTCATAAAATCTCCAGGTTTTGCAACTCTATTTGGAACCATATATGATTGGATCTCTGATAAGTTGGTCATTAACCGTCCAAACCTTGGTGCTACAATAGTACTAAGGGAAGGCAGTTTATGATCAGCAACTAGACCTTTATAAGAGTATAAAACGGATAAAATAACAATTATATAATTGGTATTTTTATTACGTAATAAGAATCTTAAAGGATAGGGTATAAATACTGGTAAGCCATGACGCAAGCGAATTCGCATACCTAAATCCTGGGTTGTTGAAACTTTCTCACCACCGAGATATTTTAATATCACGATAGTAGAAATTTTCAGCCGTAATATAGCGGTAGAAATACCGTTATTTTTAACGCAAGAACCTAATTCGATCCCAAGTGTGTACATGGAACGGGTAATAACCTTACCAGGTTTCAGATTCAGCCAACTGATTATATGTTTATAATAAGTTGGGATGAAAGAGTTAGGGTTTCCCCTAATATCGATCATAGAATCTTTAATTTTCCACGAAGGATTAGAATTGAACAAGAACTCTTTTAAAACTGCCCTTTTGGGAGTTTTATTAGACGGAGATTCAGGGAATTTACGAGCGATAGACTCAGGGGTATCTCTAGGAGTAGCGATAACCTCAAGCAAACTTTCATTGGATAACATAACCCGGAGTAATTTCATATACTCAGAATTAGTTAAATATAACAGTTCGTCGTGGTTCGCGGGATCTCGAATAACATAGCCTCTTTGTCTATGTTCATTCCAGAGAATCTCTCGGGAAAGATCATATGAGGTCCGTTGCCAGCAAATTAAAGAGTGTCGCATATTTGTTAATTATAATTGATGAATCCCACATCATGGGCTTCACGAGAGTGATTAATAAGTAGAGCGGAATGACGATCAATCACGAGGTAAATTTATATTGCCTCCACGATTAGTCTAATCTCTTCTCCAACCAAACACCATGGAATTTCTGGTGCAGGGCATGACCAGCACTCCTCTCAGAGGATCGGTTGGCTCTATATATCATTATCAGAGATCTCAGAGCAGTACTTTATCAAGTACTATGGGTACTACCCACGGCTTAAACACCGCCAGTGTATCTTCAAATAATATATGTAGACCGTAAAAGGACTGTACCGGAGCAAGCTGTGGTAATCGTGGTATAACTATACCAGGGATTTTCACTTGACCGATTCATATTAATATGCATCGTTATCCAGGAAAATTAAAACGTATAAGTATTAAAACACCTATACTAATTCTACCCCTCTTTTCACTTTTACAAGTGGTGGAGCAGATCTTTGGCGTCCGCCTAAATTTCATTGCAAGTTGCAAATTCCGATAGAACATCGTGTAGACCGCCGACCCTTGGGAAGGTAAGTTGTAGGGAGATCCC